TTTCAACCGTACCCGAAACGAGGGACGGCATTTGCTTTAAAGTTACATGAGCAGAACGGTGAACCAACTCACCATCAAGGTAATACTCATCCCATGTTGTGTACTCAACGTCATTGTCTAAAGAGCCGGGTCTGTGCTCCAACAATGAAGTATCCATATCGCCTTTAGTGGTTGTGATAATCAATTTGAACTCCTGATTAACGCTGAAGTTGAAGTATTGGCTGGCATTGTAATGGTAAAGTTTGTCTGCGATTTGTCTGATCCAAAATCAATCACGCAGATAGACTTGTTACCTTTGCTGACGTTGTACAGTAAAGCGCATCTAGCCATAAGGCTAGAGTTTGTCCAAATTACATTGTTAAAGTTAACATAAGCCGTATAGCCTGATGTGTTAACTGTTGCCCCGGTTACCAAGTTACCTCCTGCGGTATAGCCTGTCCCGGTGATTTCCCCAGTTGTTGTGTAAACAGTGGTATCAGCGTTTAAACTTGCAAAGCTTGTGTAAAGCGCCATTTTGAGCGTATCAGACAACAAATTATGTGTACCTTGATAAAGCTCTGCTTTGAAGCTGGTAGTTTGGGTTTGGACTATCATTCGACTTTAGTCCTCACTTGGCCATCACGATAAGCATCACCACGTTGCTTGCCATCACCCAAGTTCTTGAGCAAAGCAATAGCCTGTGTGTATCTGTCCTTATATAAGGCAACCATGTCTGCATCACCTTTAACATAGGTGATGGCTTCGTAAAGCACAGCATTTAACAACGCTGTGTCAAAGTTATCACTTAGCCATGTCTCGCCGTTGACATTGGTAATGGCCGTGACTGTTAATGCAAAATTAGTCCCGCTGGGTATTGAGGCACTCAATACATCATTAAGGGCAAAATAACATCCTTTGCCTACCAAGGTAACACTTGTAACCACATTGCCGCTAACCACAATAGTAGCAGTAGCGCTGTTCCCAGTCCCGCCAGTAAGAGGAACATTATAATATGTGCCATTTGTGTACCCGCTTCCTGCGTTGGTTATTGATACAGTACTTAAAGCTGACTGAATTATTGAATCTGGATAATAAAAATAATGCAATTCTGCGCTGTATGCACTATTGGGAGTTGGCCCTAAAATAAATACAAGATCTGTGGCATTTGATACATTTGGGCCAAAAATGGCATAGTACTTTGGTTGGCCTGTGACGCTAGGGTCTGGGTAAGCTTCTCGCATGTAATTAACGTCTTTGTTAATTAGATAGGAGAAGCTCCCTGTCGTTCCAGTCTGTGGATAAATAGCCAAAGAATAGGTGGACAGGAAGTCTGGTGGGGCGGCTAGATATTGGTTGTTGGCGGTTAATGTACCAGTGACGTTCTTCCGCAGTTCTTGAATCTGAACGGTATTGTATATACGTTGTTCAGCCTGCTGAATCATGCGATTCAGATCCACCGTAGGGAAGTTGTTCTCTACGTAATCATTGACTGCGGTAACTAACTCACTGTAGTACATTATGCTAACGGGCCTCTAGCTATTGTTCCACGCTCTGCTGCGCCGTTGCCCCTAGTCTCTTCACCAGTGGTTTTGACTTCCCAATTGTTGCCAATACCAACGCCGCCGTTAAGCGGTGTCCAGTTCTTCCGGGTTGGCATCTTCACAGGCAATCCAACATCATCTTCGATGTCCATCTTTTTGCCTTTTGGGGTGTGAGGAGTGGCATATACTTCAGCCGAGCCATTTTCTTTACCCATGCTTTTGTGTGAGTATTTCATTATCGACCTCTCGATGAGCCAACTTGATTGATGAGTTTGGCGGTGTTTCTGCCGTACTCTTTCATCATTTCATTGGTTTTTCCGCCTGCGGCGAACTTTTTAGCCCCGGGATGCATACGCTTCTCGTGGCCTTTAACTTCCTTTTTTGCCTCAGTATCAGCAATTTGTTTAACTTCTTTGCGATCCATAGAACCCCCTAAGATGATGTAATCGTAATCGTACCTACACTTGTCGTTGCTACCAAATAATTGGGCGTTAGCCCTACATCATTTGCTGAAGCACCTCCAACAGGGTTCCATCCCCATTGGATATCCCTTGATCCGCCTGTTGGGTAGCCACCAAACCCCGTGAGGTTTAAGTCTAACCCGTTTAAACCTGCCGTTGAATACGTGATGTCTGGCCTTGGCTGTCTTACAGCCTGCGGATCATCCACTGGATACATTCCCAATTGAAGCTGCGGGTGATCTGGATCCCAGCATTCATCACATACTTTCAGTTGGTATAGTTTAGTCTTTATGACTTCCATTTTCAACTGTTTTAGCTTGTATCTCTGGCCACATCGATCACACTCGGCAATCGAATATTTGCCTGATGCGAATCTATTGCCCACTACGTACTCCCACCGCCAATGAACATCTGACGAGGTACAAACCTTATTGCAGCCTTTTCACGGTCTTCACCAGCCGCAAAGTTGAATTGTTCTTCGTACTGCGTTTTGAGCATGTCTATTCGGCCTTGCAATTCTGGGGTCTTGCTGGCAATGTAAAAGGCTAGTCCTGATACCAAAGCAGGCAGGAACCTGAAGTTCATATCCGGGATTTCTACGCCGTTCCCAGCGTCCTGGATTCTACGCATTCTCCAATACACAAAGGTGTAAGTGGTAGAGCCGTCAGGAGTTGGCCAGACAGTAAAAGCCGGGATACGCTGTAGGTATGCCTTAACGCCAGAGGCGTAGGTAGAAGCCGTTGTATTATTCTGCGCCCTGAAGCAATTACTTAATGCATTTCCGGTAATGTAGTTATAGAAGATCGTTTCAGATCCAAGAAGTACATAACCAAACGCAGGAAAACCTACGGTAGATGTTAGGTTAATTGTTGTATCGGTAGGTTGTACAGTGCTGGCCACGGTAATGGCCGTTCCAGATGAATCAAACATGGGGGATGTCTCCCCCGCTGCCCTTTGAACCCAGACTTGAATAGGCCGGGCTTGGGTTAATTTATTGGGTATTGTGGCATACGTGCTAATACTGATCCGTGTGATGTTCAAGTCAGACTGGTTAGTCTGCTGGTTAGCATCTGTCCGTATGACATGATCCAAGAGGTCAATGGTGTCTTGTGGCAATGGATATGTGTTTAAACCTTGTTGTAGGGTTACTGTACCCTGATCAAAAGTCCACATGTCCAAACCACGGTTTTGCCATTCAATGGTTAAAAGGTTCATTGACCTGCGGGCTGTGCGTAGGTCATATCCTGAGCGTAGCTCTCTCCCGGCACGTTCCCATGCCTCTTCTGCAATTTCTGTGAAATCAGGCGAAAAGCCTGTTGTGCCGGAAGTATTGCTCATTTAGCCATTCTCATATTATCGACGGCATTTGGATATGGCCTGCCTGCTGCTTTGGCAGCTTTCTTGGCTGCGGATTTCTTTTCTGGGCTTAGTTTCTTTGATTTACCCAAACCTTTTGGTCTGGGTTTATCCCAAACTTCACCGCCTTCAGCGTACAGACTTACATCGTCAGGATTATCCTTGCGGTGTATTGTCTTTCTGGATGGCATCTTACTCGGGCTAATAGCCCCCATGCCACGGCTTGCCATCATCTCATTACCCCTTTGGTAAAGCCTTTCCTAGCTATACCATCACCACGTTTACTGGCTGATACGGCCCCGCCTTTGGCATAGGCTTTTATAGAGCCGCCTTTTTTGTTTTCAACCACGTGGCTGCCAAGAATTTTTCCATTTGCATCTTTTGAATACTCAACCCTTTTTGTGGGAGTTTCATTGGCCAATGCTGGATCCATACCCATGTTATTTAGCATTTGCTGACGCATTGCTGTGGTAGCAGCCTTCCATTGAAGCGAGTTTTTTAGATTTGTTAGTCTGGCATCCGGAGGGTTGTAAGTGGGCTTAGGAGGTATGGCATCCATCAATTCCGCATCAGATACCGCAGCCTGTGATGGGCCAGCAGGATTAGAAGCAGCGGGTGCAACAGGCTTTTTCTTAACAGGCGCAGTAGGCTTGGCCGCAGGAGCTTTACCAATGTTTCCAGTGCTGTCGTAATCATTCATCCCAGCGTTTAAAGCTTGGTTGCTAGATAAAACATCAGCAGCGCTTGATGATTGCGTAGCTGGAGCTGCTGCTGGAGTTGCTGCCGGAGCAACTGGAGTTGCCGCTGGAGCTGCTCCGGGGATATTATTATCGGGCTGATCTTGGCCTTTTGCATAGGCATACAAGGCAGCCAAAGCTAAAGGCGTTAGATTCATGATAGCCCCTTAAGCTTTACCGCCGCCGCACATTGCTTCGACATGGTCATCATGCAATTTATGGCCTGCTGCGTGTTCTTTGTAGATTTCAGAGTGATGCTTATGGCCGCCTGCCATGTGTTCGCTAAGGCGATCTTTAGGCATCTTATGCTCTTCGCCCTTGATGGTTTTACCATGAGGGATAAATGGTACGTGTGCGTCTTTCATAATGACTCCTTATTTGCGTTTGGGGGATTGAGTGCCAATGTCATTGCCAGCCATCTTGGGCATCAATGCCCGGGTGTGGCCTTTTTGTTGGATTGCATGTTCACCACGGGGTAGATTGCCTTTCTTAAGGTCTCCACCTCTTTCCATTTTAGATGGTTCCATACGGGCTTCTTTAATGCTACCGCCTTTGGCAAAAGCCTTACCGCCTGTAGCCATCTTTTTACGGTACATGATTGCTGCATCTCCGCCAGTTTCAGATCCAGTAAAGCCACGCTTTTCCCAATCTTTGGGTTCCCTGCGTACTTTTCCTGCCTGCTTATTCATGTAATCACGCAAACTCAAACCGGATTTTTCCAATTCTTCTTTGGCGACGACCTTCTTTTTGGGGGCTGGAGCCGCTTTAGCGGTGACTTCAGGACTCATGTCTTCTGCTTGGCTGCTGTATTTTTGACCCATTTCTTGGTCTAAATTAACATCAGATCCATCTTCTCCGTCATATCGTTTGGTTCTCATGATTGCTCCTTAGATAATTCTGCCGCCCATTTTAGGCATTTTGGCTTTGGTGTGACCAGACTGCTGAATGGTATGTTCGCCATGAGGACGCTTACCACCTGCCGCTACCTTCTTCATGGGTTCCCCCAAAGCATATTGACCGGGAACTGAACCGCCTTTTGCAAAGGCTGCACCGCCACCCTTCATGGCCATTTTCAAATGCTTATGAGCCATTTGCATATGCTCATGTGGTTCCATTTTGGCCATGCCACCACGCTTCATTCCGGGAGCGCCCATAGGGGCTGCTGCAGGGGCTGCCGCAGGGGCTGCCATAGGAGGACGTTTAGCTGCCATCATGGCGGCCAATAGACGGGGGTCTACCTTCCCGCCACGTGCCATACCTTTGGCCTCTTCACGTTCCTCTTTGGCAATTTTCTCAAGCTGTTTGGCTTGACGCATTTCCATGCCTTTTGATTCTTTCATAGATCCACCTTGTTTAAACGAGCGGCCTTTATCGGCCTGACTAAAATCCTGCCCCACACTCTGTGGAACTCCTGCTTTCTTGGCGAATGCTGGATTGTGAGCCACCGCTGCCATGAAATTGTGTTGCTTTTTGCTGGTACTTGGCATATTAGCAATTCCAAGCCTTAAGGCTTTTGTTAATCCGACTGTTTGGGTCTTTGGCCGTCTTTTCTGACGTTAGTTTTTTCTTCATCCCCGTCATTCTGGCGCAAAAAGAGTCTTTCCGTGATCCGCCCTCGGGTTGGG